CATAAATCCGTGTCTGCAAATGCTAGACCGGACTCCACCCCGCTACGATTTTGGTCGAGCGTGGGATCACGACCGCGGACGGTTCATCGCCAGCCCCGGAATTCACATCCCGGAGCAAACGCTGCCAGCCATCGAGTTCAGAATCCAGCTTCCTGGATTTGATTCTTCTCACGAAGAATTCGACACGCTGGTACTTGTCGCTGAAGCGAGCCTTGACCTTCTTGAGGATATTCATTTCCTCAGCGATTTCAGGCTCGTCCACCTGATAACATGGAAAGGAGGATCGAACAGTTCCATAGGGGATAAACCCATAAACCTGCTCTAACCGTTTCCACAGTATGTCGGCAGTCAACGCATAGCCCTTCTTCACCATTTGATTGGCGATTGAGACATACGAAGAGTAGGCAACACCGTCGGCTTTTTTGGAAGACCACAGTTTCCGCAGACGAGTTGGAGTGACATCTAGGCCATTAAAGGCATCCATGCCACAAGACTCGCGGAATCTTCCTGTGATGCAAGACTTGTCACGATTAACTTTTAAAGCGAATCGTTCCAAGGCCAGCATGCATTGCGGAGCCCAGTCGGTGGGGACAATTATGTCATCCCCGTAGACTTTCACCCGCTCACCCACTTCATTTAGTGGCAGTTTTGTTTTGAGGTGCATTGCAGAGACCATGATAGCCCAAAAAAGGACCGCCTCAACAGGAAAGCATAAAGCTGACCCCATTGGAGCGAACTTATTCAAGGGCAATACTGCGCCCGATGGCAGCAGCGTCTCTGTCGTTCTACAGGCTTCAAGGGCTCTCAGTAATTGAGGACATTCTTGGAACGCCTCCTGTACCAGCCTCACTGAAACCCGATCGCTTGCTTCCTTGAGATCGAGCGTGGCCCAATGTCCAGTAGCAGAACTGCTCTGAGCAAGGTCACGATTAACCTCTTGGTGCATAAAGTTAATGTTACCCTTGGTCATCGAATGATGTTCCAAGTGTGCCATCAACTTCCGTCCAAGTCCCTGCTGAATCCATTGGTATTCCAACGGTTCGCAAGAAATCAAACGGGGTCCGCGCGAATCTTTTGGAACGAGTACGACCTTAGCACGTCCCGTTTCGAGACGTTCCATGGCTTTATACCATCCCAATCGATCAATCAACTCACGGGCCGAACCTACCACGAAAAACTCGTAGTAGGGAAACACCTGATGAATGCTACTGTAGAGACGTTTGAAGACCCATTTCTCTTCAAGCTTTTCACCGGTGGCCACCGCACCTGGACCATGTCGCGGGATGATGGACTTCATATCGAAGTCCTTGAAAATCATCCATATGACCCGACGCATAACGAACTGCAAATTTGCAGTGTATGGGTCGGAGCCGTACTCCAGTTCTTTTTCCGTTTCGACGAACGCGTCAATGACTGCCGTCTGCTGTTCCACGGAATAGGGGACTTCGAGTTTATACGCGAAAAAGAGAACCTGACGGAGGTGCCTTACAGCTTCTTCGTCCGGTTCCGCCAGTAGCACACCCTGAGTGTCAAAAACCCGTCTAAAGTACCCCTGCAGAAATGCGGGAATACCCTCGTCCTTATGTGAGCTTTTAAACTCGCGTGGGATAGAGAGACGAGCACTCAGAAGCCCCTGGTCCAACGCTTTCCCAAGCTTGGGTAACGTCTTAGTCAGGAACGAGAGTCCTTCAGAACCGACGCGCGATACTAATGTACGCACGTCGGCTTTGAGATTCTTAACACTTTCGAGTGAAAGTGGATCGCATCTCACCAAAGATGAACAGAGGTCGAGGTAAAACTCGACTTGGCTCTTCGGGACAGG